GTGCTCCATCTGGAGGACCTAAACCACCACCACCACCACCACCACTACCACCTGGAACATTTGGAGGCCCAAAACCACCACTACCACCACTACCACCTGGAACATTTGGAGGCCCAAAACCACCACCACCACCTCCTCCTCCTTTCACTGTGTCTGAAAAACAATGTAAGATGATACATCAGTGGTTAAAAACAACTGATATAGCATTTCATCCTACGAAAGAAGAATATGATTCTTATATTAGTAAAGTAACAGCATCAGGCACAGGAAGTCTTCTTATAAAATTTACAAAAGCTCAAGTTGATGAATGTATAGAGTTTCTTGGTTATACAGTACCAAAATAATTTCTAAAATTTCAGTAGCGAATGGAAGAAACCTGCTGATGACGATGATGACTTTGTTTTCGATTAATTAGATAAATCATATTTAGTTTATATTAATTTATATTAGTTTGTATTAATTTATTATATTTTTTATATATATATATTATATATATATGAGTACTAGTATTACAGATCAAATTAAAGCTAAAATAATTGAATTAAAAAAAATACAAGGAGATATAAATGTATTATTTACTACTTTAAGTACACCTCCATCACCTCCATTACCTCCTCCATTACCTACTCCATTACCTCCTCCACCACCATCAGATACAGTAGATACTAGTACTTGGTCGGAATTAGATAAGAAAACTGGAAAATCAATAAAAAAAGGAAGTGAATTGAAAATTCTTTGTATGACATTTTTACATAGATGGGCATCTACTAATTACGGAAGACCTGACGAAATTACAAGCGACGTTGTAGAATATAAATATTATAAAAAATTTATATTAGATTCTATAACAGAAAATGTTAAAAAAAATATTAAATATAAAAAAATATCTAAGGAACAATTAGATCAATGTATTCGTACCAATGTAAAAGAAGGAGGAGACGTTGCTCTAAAGCTTAAAAAAACCGATAAGTGGGGTCAAACAAATGTTGGTCAATTCCCAAAAATTCAAATGACTGACGCATCCGGAAATGGAATAAGTGATGCTGAGCTTCTAGCAGCAATTAATGCATAATTAGATATATCTATTAGATATAATAATATGATTAATGATATTTAACAATAATATGTATATATATAAAATATTATATATATTCATTATATTATGAATATAAAAGAGTATAAGAATTTTATATTAAAACGGGATTATGAATATTATGTCCAAATAATTGATAATTTAAGGCATCATATTCATTTATTAACAAATAATAATAATATATCGATAAATGATAAAAATGTATATTTGAATGAATTATTTGAAATCCTAAAACAATTAAATAGTATGTATAATGCTTCCATATTACAATCTGAAATGGCAAATGATTTAGAATCAAATTTGAAAGAATTATATGATAATAAACAATTTGAAATTTTACATAAACAGCTTACAAAACTACAAATATTACCACAATATAATAAATTATATATTTGTTCTAAAGAAATTCATACACCATTATTAGATATTACGCTTAAATTAAAAATTTTAATAAATAATATTGGAATGTCAAATATTAAGGATATAGTTGGATTATATACAAATGTAGTGTATAATCAAAATACGTATAAAATTATTGATTTTTACAATAAAATGTATTTACCTATTGGAGTATCAGAAGTGAAAATAATTAATAGAATTAAAGTAGAAGAAAATTTTGATCTATTTAATCAAGATTTTTTTATTTTAAAAAATAAGAACTCTAAAGATGATCTTGTTGATAATGTATATGATATTTATATATATAATATAACACATTATATTGTAATAAAAGGAAATTTTAAGAATGATGATATTAATATATATTTTAAGACATCTCAAATAACTCATTTGGGATTATATAATAAAAGAAAACATATTGAATCAATGATAGATGAATTAGATGATACATTAGAAACAAAAAAAAATACATCAATGAATTCAAATGTATTTAAAAAAAATGTATTAAAATATTCAAGATTAAGTGATATAATTACATTATCAATTAGTGACTATATAAAACATTTGGAAGAAATGTATTTTAAATATTTAAATTTAAATAATAAAACAATTAATCAAATATTTAAAGATTTTATTGATAAACAAAATCACGCATGTGATATATATCATATTGTAAGAATACTATTATTAGGCGATGAAAATTCTATAAATTTAGCTGGAATGATCTTTAATTTATTACGTGAAAAGAAATCATTACAAAATATATGTGATTCCATATATAATAATTTGTCATTTATGAGTCAATTAAGATTAAAGAAGATTAATATGAATATCAAAGAAGATTCTAAGATTACTGTATCAATTATAGACACAGATTATAAAAAACAAATATTACACTCTAAATATATGCCTGAAGTGGTTAGACAATTAGCATTAGAAAAGGTTGCTGAAATGAAATTAAATAATAATGATTATTACAAGCAACTAATGTATGTAAAAACAATAATTAATTTTCCATGGTCAAATCCAGAAGATGTAAATTTTTTTAAAGATAAATTACATTGTCAATCACTTAATACATATTTAACTGATTTAGAAAATAAAATGAATACAATGACATTTGGTCATAAAAAAGTAAAAGAACAATTAATCTTACAGGTTTCTAAATGGATATCAAATCCCGAAGGTAAAGGATCTTCTATAGCATTATATGGTCCTCCTGGTGTTGGTAAAACATTATTAGCTAAATCAATTGGTGATGTATTAGATATACCATTTATACAAATAACATTAGGAGGACAAAATGATGGAGAATTATTACACGGACACGGCTACACATATTCTGGATCTCAACCTGGTATAATAGTAAGAAAGATGGCAGAAATTGGAAAGAATAGATGTATATTATATTTTGATGAATTAGATAAATCATGTGCGAAACATGGTGGATCAACAAATGAAATATCATCTATATTAATTCACTTAACTGATCCAAATATGAATAAGTCATTTCAGGATAGATTTTTTCAAGGAATAGATTTTCCATTAGATAATTGTATTATAATGGCAAGTTTTAATGATAAAAAACTTGTGGATCCAATTTTATTAGATCGTTTTATAGATATTGAAGTTAAAGCATATTCAGTATATGATAAAATAGAAATTATAAATAAATTTATGATTCCAGAATTAAAAAAATCAATTGGATTTAAGACTGATTTAGAAGTAGAAGAAGAAGATTTAAAACAATTAATCGTTAATATGACTATGGAAGCAGGTGTTAGAGATATAAAAAGAAAGATCGAATTAATGATGATGAAATTAAATAAAGATTATATGTTGTCAAAGTATCCAAAAGACGTTAAATTAAAATATAATGAAATAGTTAAATTATTAGATGAAAAACCAATGACTTTAACAAAAATTCATCAATATCCAGAGGTTGGTGTAATTAATGGATTGTATGCTACATCTAGTGGTGTTGGTGGTATAGTCCCAATTCAAATCAGAAATAATTATTCATCCGATACGTCATTTAATTTTAAATTGACTGGATCTTTAGGAGATGTAATGAAAGAAAGTATTCAATGTGGATTTACAATGGCAGTTAATTATATAACAGATAATAAATTAGTTGATGATATGCAAAAATTATTAAAAGAAAAATTCATAAATGGATTTCACTTACATGCTCCTCATTGTTCAACACCAAAAGATGGACCAAGTGCTGGAGCAGTAATGACAGTTGGATTCATTTCTAAATTATTAAATAAAAAAGTTAGAAATGATGTAGCAATGACTGGAGAAGTAGATTTATTAGGAAATATAACCAAGATTGGAGGATTAGATCATAAGATGATAGGAGCAAAGATGGCTGGAATTAAATTAGTATTAATATCAAAAGAAAACGAAGATGATATTGAAGATATAAAGAAAGATTTTAAGGATATATTTGATGATACCTTTAAATACAAGATAGTTGAGAAAATAGATGAAGCAGTTAAAGAATTTTTAATTTAACTTATCTTTGACTAGCGAACTTTAATAAACAATAGTAAGTGTATTACTTTTTTTAGTATCTTTAAATCTTGGTATATTTTTTATTGAATAATTTGGAAAGGATTGTTTTAATACAGCATTTAGATCTTTATGTTCAACACGCACAGTATTAATAAAAAATTTTCCTTGTTTTTTCAATCTTTTATATATATTAGTCATAAATTCATTAGTAACAACAAAATCTGGTACGTAATCATTTCCAAATATGTCGCACACAATATAATCATATTTATTTGTATCTTTTTTTATGAATTTTTTAGCATCTGCTTTTATTAATTTTATTCTATCGGATGGTGAGTACTTTCTAACAATATGAAAATAATCATCATATATATCAATCGCAGTAACATTAATATGTTTATATTGATTTAATAAATGAATAGGTAATGATCCTAAAGAAACACCTAATATTAAAAAATTAGGTTTCTTATTATTTTTTAAATCATTCATTAAATCATTATTTATGTTTTTAATAATTGTTCTAGCATACCAATGTTTTGCCTTTCTTGTTTTAGTATTAAAACGACTATCTTCATGTTTTCTGGAATATACAACTAAATCATCTCCTTGTCTAATAACTGGTTGTATATAACGTACTTCTTTTTGATTATTTGAACGTAGAATAAAAAAAGTAATTAAAAAAATTACTAATAAAATATAGAATTGAATCATATTTATATTATAATAAAATAAAATAAAATCTAATAATCTATAAATTAATTAATCAATATGCATCTTTGCCTTCTTTTCCGCTCCCTCAGGAGCCATTAGAATTGGAGTACCCGTTGCTGCTAGAGCATCAAGCTTCCTCTTCCCGGCAGGAGTAAAATACCCAACACTGCCTATTGCTGCTCCGGCTACCGCACTTGCTACTGCACTTGCTTGAGCAGCACCACCTCCACCGCCAGCCGCAGAATAGAGAGCATCTACACTTCCGCCAAACATGGCGAATGTAAACTTTGGAACAATTGGTTCGGCACTTGCTGGAGCAGCTGCGGCTCCTGCGCCTGCGATCAAGTCAGCAAGACTTATACGTTCCTTTTTGGTGTAACGAAATGGAAACTCATCCTCGGGAGAAATCTTAGTTTCAAGAATTCTCTTGTCGTCAGGCTTGTAGAAATCAACATCTGGATCATCTTTTTGTTTAGGCCGAGGCCGCTTGGGGTTATCATTGTGACTAATCATTGTTTTCATAACCTTAAGTTCCCCCTCAGTCCATGCCTTTTTATTTGAATACTTGTCATTAGAACAAATATACGTACGAGGACCATTCTTTTTCAAGTAGGCATAAAGCTCGTGAATAAAAGCATCATCTGAACAGCTGCCTTCACCCGCATGAAGAAAGAAATAAATAAGATCCTCTGGAAAGACAATACCTGGAAATTCTCTTTTAAGGCGAGCAATGTGAGAAAACTTGCCAACCAAGACTGGAACAACATTTGACTCTACACAATCACTGAGGTAATTTTGCATAACCTCAATGCCGTGAGAAAACTTACTCATATTTGAAGCATCACAAATAACAAATCCGTTCTTTCCTTTAATAGCTTCCTGAAATCGTTTGCCAAGGGCAGCGTCATCAAACTCAAACTTCGGCATGATGATTGAGTAGGATAAATAATAAACCCAACTACTCAAGTATATATATTTATTTTCAATTTTTATCGGATGCTTGGCAAAGCCAAGCCTACAGAAAAATTGGTGGGCAGCCAAGGGCTACAGCTCAATTTTTATCGGATGCTTGGCAAAGCCAAGCCTACAGAAAAATTGGTGGGCAGCCAAGGGCTACAGCTCAATTTTTTTATTAATTATATATAATTATCTAAAAAATTGATAATTTTACTCAATATTAATATTATCATTTAATATTAATATACTAAAAGATGCTCACCCCTCATTTTAAGGTTAAAAACTTTCTAATCATTAATGGCACAACTAACTTAGACCATGAAGTTCCAGATAATGTTAAATCTGATGTTTGTGGAGAATTGTATCCATTGGAAGATAATAAAAAACAACATTATGATCCTAGATTATTGTTTGATTATTTAATGATGATATCTCAATTAAATCCAGATACGACATATTATACATATTATAAATATGTATATTTTAATCACGATCATATTAATGAATATCAGAATGCTCTAAAAATTAAGAATTCTATTATAACTAATGATTTAGCATCAAAAGTGCCATTTCAAGAATATATGACATTAGGACGTAAAAAAGAAAATAATATAATAAATATTGTTATTTAAATAAATTAAATGATAGATTGATGTTGAATTAATTTTATTTTATTCATATATGTATTAAATTTAGATAACATATTAATAAAATGTAAATAGTTTGTATTATAATTATTACAAATTTTTTTATAATCTATTTTTGATTTGAAAAAATCATTAGAAGACATAACTAGAATTGTTTCTGTCATACTATTACTTATTATTATATATTCATATTCCAATATTTTCTTATATGTTTTTGTAATTGTAACATCACTTATTCCAAACAATTTTGATATTAATTTTTTATCTATCTCTAAGTTAGAATTTTTTAATGCTATCATTAATGAAGCACTCGCAACTGATGGTGGTTGATGCCCACTAGCAATATCTAATTTAGAAATATTAATTGAAATCTGTTTAGCCAAAGTTAATATTTCTTGAGGTATTCTTAATTTTGTTCCAAATCTTTCAATATAATTAATAGCCAGATTATTTTTACTTTCATTTATATATTTGAAATTATCAATTAAATTATCATATTTGCGATTTCCTTTTGTTACTTGTTTAACAGTTAAACCAAATATATCAGCAATTTCTTTTGATGTTCGTGGTAATCCTTGATTTTTTGCTCCATTATATACACAAGCAGCTATTAAACTTTTACGATTTAATCCACGAATTATAATTGGTTTTCCATTAGCACATTTGATATCACTGATATGTTTGTATAAGATTTTACCATTGTCTATAATTGATTTTACTACTCCAGCTTTATCACATTTAGCATCTATATATTGAAAAACTTCGTATAAACTTCTTTCTTTATAAGGCATCTGACTCCAATCATGAACCATTTTAATTTTATCATATTTATGACTTTTAATATTTGTCCCTAATGATGATTGAGGAAAGAAATAACTTGTAGCATTACCACAACGATCATTTTCTGCTCCTCCTCCATCATCACCATTAATCCATTCAGGATTTTTATCTAAAACAAATCCTTGAACCATACCACAATCACTACATACTGTGGCTCCTCTTAGATCAACAATTATTTTAGTAGAATTACATTCACTACATAAATTTAAGTTTATATCGGTATTTGATTTTTGAATCTCTATGATAGTATTATTAAATTCCTTCCATATATCATCTTCAAAATTGTTTTCATCCATTTATATAAATTATATTCTTATATAAAAATATGTTTTAAAATCAATTTTTTTCAAATAAAAATTTGTAATTTTTATTTGAAAAAAATTGCTGGGAATAAAAATTTTAATTTTTATGACATGTCAATTTTTTTATTTACGTTTTTATAAAAAACGTAAATAAAAGAATTAGTAGGAAGCCGAAGGCAACGGCTCAATTTTTTTCAAATAAAAAAATAAAATTTTTATTTGAAAAAAAAATATTACAAAATAAAAAGATATATACATACAATTTGAGAATTATTTTTTCATATATAAATATATATATAAATGAGCTTTTTATCAAACTTGAAAATGCCAAACTTATCACGTGAAGAAATGTCCTTCGTAATTGGAGGAGTTGTAGGATTAGTATTATTAATTGTTTTAATTATTGTTGGTGTATCTGTTAATGCTAAGGCCAGAAAGAATGGAGCGTCATGGTTACAAATTTATACAGGAAAACCAATTGGAGCAGTATGTGCTAATAATGGAATGTGCTCAACAAATAAATGTGAAAAGAATTTTTGTTTAATATAAAAATTTTATTTAATAATAATTTAGATTATTATTAAATATTAATTTATACTCCTAATCTTGCTTTTAATTCAGCAGATGTTAGAGATGATTGTTGTGTAGCCACTTCAGCATCAAAAGTTGCTTTAGCTGCTGCGTCACCTTGAACTACAACAGCAGGTGCGAAAGTAGAATCAAAAATAGCATCTCCTGCTAAAAATGCTTCAATTCTTAGTCCTCCATTTACTATAAATGGTCTTGTACTGATAGTTAAATATGCTATATGTTCATCTTCTGGAGAAATAGCTTCTCTTGCTTCAACTTGTTTAATATATTCTCTTGCTAAAGATTTTCTTACATAATCTAATGTTTTTGGAGTAGATAATCCAATTCTAGAATCATGTCCGTCTGATCCGTGTCCATCAAATCCAATAAATAAAGGATATTCATTTTCAAATCCAACACAATATACATTTTCTGCTTGATGCGATCCTAATTTATCATTATATAATGGATGTCCAAATATTCCACACCCATCGCCTAATTGAATGTCATCTTTCCCTCTAATAAAATGTTTCATAGCATCTAATACCCAATATAATCTATGGATTTTTTTCCTATGTGATAATATATTATTAATATCATCATAATCATCCGGTGTTAAAAAACCTCTTTCTAAATATGTTATTAATGTCGCTATTTCAATATCCTGGTTGTATTCGTGTGGATACAAAGCTGGATTCCCTTTTGCTATTTCTCGATCAATAACACGAATATCTAATATTTTTTCTGTCATTCTTGGAATAAGTCTTCTAATTAAAGCAAATTGTGCCATATAAAAAGCAGCAGTGCATTCCATTTTTAGTGTAGAACCATCTGGAACAGTTGCAAATGAAAAATCTAATGGATTACTAAATAATGGAATTGGTCTATGTCTTAATAATGTATAAGCATCTAAATCTAAATCATCTGGTCTAGCAATTCCAGCTATAGTTGGATCTAATGGAAATCTATACCATCCTGGAAATTTAAATTTAAAATTTTGAAAAGGTTGTCTGGGAAAATTAAATTTACGATTTAATACTCCATAAAAATCTGTTATAGTAGCAGCAGCAACTGTTCGAACTATCTTTTCTTTACCTGATGTTCCTGTATCTCTAACTCTTCTAAAAGAAGCCATTTCAAGTGCGTTAGTTGTGGCGACTATAGGTAATAAATCTCTTATTTCAGCACACTTTGGAGTATGTCTTGCTAAATCTGTACTTCTACAATCAGGACTACAATATTTCATAAAATGACAATCAGGACATTCGATTAATGGTTTATCTTCATGACATACACTACATAATGCTCCTCCAGATTGCTTGAAGCTATGACTTTGATCAATATATTTTTGCTTGAGGCTAATACTAAAGCTATTACCTTGCGCAAAATTAGATTGCGCTTTTAGCTCAATATATTTTTGCTTGAGGCTACCGCCTTGCGCAAAATTAGATTGCGCTTTTAGCTCAATATATTTTTGCTTATATTTTAAATATTTACTATAATAATCAACTTCCATTTCTATATTCTATTTTAGAAATAAATAATAATCTCTTTCAGATTATTATTTATGAACACTTAATTATTATTACATACAAATTTATTTAAATCATTATAAATAACTTTTGCTTTTTTCTTATCTATTTTTTTAGATTTATCTTTTAAAAAAATATCAAATATAAACTTATCTAATTCTCGTATCTTTTCTTGTTCATTTTTAGTTTCGTTTTTTGTAGTAATTAGTTTAAGCATAAATTAGTATTGAACTATAATATTATTATATAATAAAAATTAACAATTAATAAATCTTTAATTAATAAAAATTATTCTCTCCTTTCAGTTGCATCAATAAGAATTGATATCTCCTTTCAGTCGCACCAATTTTTATTAATTAAAAAAATATAAATATTTTATTAATAAAAATTGATATCTCCTTTCAGTCGCACCAATTTTTATTAATTAAAAAAATATAAATATTTTATTAATAAAAATTGAATTATCAAATTATTTAAATATAAAGATATTTATATATAACAGAACATGGATCAAACAAATATTTCTGAAGATATATTTAGCATAGTAGATTTATTATTGAAAGGGGACTTATACAAATCCAATCGTGATTCATTTGCTCAATTTATAGAAGAAATAGTTTATAAAGAGTTAAAGGATGGTAGTAATATATTTAGTGAAAAATACAAGAATAATAAGATATATAGACACAGATTTCAATTTGAGAATATTGGATTAAAGCCACCAATTAATGAAAATAATGATGAATTAATGTTTCCAGAAGATGCTCGTATTAAAAATTTAGATTATCAATCAAGATTAGTTGCGGATGTTAAGCAAATATTAGAGATTGTCGATTTAGAGACAGATGAAATTTCAACAAAAGTAATTGCTGAAGAAAAAGAAACTCCTGTAGCTAAGATTCCTATTATGGTAAAATCAAAATATTGTATAACTAATTTAAGAAAAGATCTACCAAATACAGAATGCCCATATGATCCTGGATGTTATTTCATCATTAAGGGTGGTGAAAAAGTTGTTTTAGCCCATGAACAAATTTCATGTAATAAGCCTCTAGTATTTACAAAGAAAGAACCAACTTATAAAAAAGGAGTAATATATCAGACTCAAGTTAATTCAAAGGGATCAGATATTTTAGGAATGGTAAATATTTTTCAATTACAAATGAAGAAAGATGAATCAATTGTATGTTTAACAAATCAATTTTCAGAAATTCCATTATTTGTATTAATGAGAGCTCTAGGAATTACATCTGATTTTGATATTATTAAATACATTGTATATGATATCAATGATTATGATATTTCCAATATGTTACGTTATTCATTAGATAAATCATTATCAGAAGTAAAAGATATTAAGGGTGTATCTAAAGTTATTAGAACACAAGAAGATGCGATTGAATACTTGGCAACAAAATTAAAGACAAGTAAAAAGTATTCCGAAACTGATGAAGCAATTAGAGAACAACAAAAAAAAATGCATGTAATGAAGATTTTAGAGAATGAATTCTTGCCTCATATGGGTAAGAATATAATGAACAAAGCCATTTATGTTGGTTATATGTGTAATAAATTATTAAATGTTATTTTAGGAAGAACTGAAATAGATGACAGAGATAGTTACGTAAATAAGAGAATAGATCATGTCGGTGTTTTATTAGGGCAATTATTCAAGCAACATTATAAGAAGATGTTAAATGATTGTGCCAAGTTTTTTAACAATAAGAATGTTCAAGATGAGACACCAATTAATGTAATATCTCAGATTAAGCCGAATATAATTGAGAATGGATTAAAGGCTGGATTAGCAACAGGTTCATGGTCACCAAAAAAGAAAGGTGTTGCTCAATTATTACACAGAATCTCTTATGTTCAGACAACAGCATATTTTAGAAGATTCTTAACACCTTCATTAGATAATACAAGTAATAAAATTACAACAATTCGTAATACAGATAATTATCAGATATTCTTTGTATGTCCGAATGCGACTCCAGAGGGTCAAAAGATTGGTTTAGTAAAAGAATTATCATTATCGGCGAATATTTCATTAATGTTATATTCGCATATTACGATTATAAAGGATATATTAAAGGATAAATTACATAATTTACAAGATGTTGAACCTATAAAATTAAAAGAATATGTCAAAGTATTTTTAAATGGCGAATGGATTGGAACGACAGATAAACCATTTGAAATTAAAGAATTATTAGAAAAAAATAAGAGAAATCAAGGTATTCATCCAAGTGTTGGAATATCATTTGATATTAACAAGATGGAAATAAAGATATATTGTGATGGAGGTAGATTATATCGTCCATTATTAAAAGTTGTTGATAATAAATTAGTATTAACAAAGAAGATGATAGATGATGCTAAAACAATGAAAACATGGGAAGAATTCTTATCTAAATATCCAGAAGTAGTAGAATATATTGATTTGGAATCAACAGATTCACTAATGATTGCGATTGAACATGATAAACTATTAAATGAAAGAACTAAATCATTGGCATTAATTAAAGATCCAAATCCTCATGGTAATACATTAAATAGATATAATGATTCTGTGTATATAAAATATACTCATGCGGAAATTCATCCAATGTTAATGTTAGGATCTATTGCGGCATTAGAGCCATTTGCTGAGCACAATTATTCAACAAAGAATTTAGTATATTTCTCACATATCAGACAGTCTATGGGAATATATGCTACTAACTATAGACAAAGAAGTGATATTAGTTTTATCTTATATCATCCTCAAAGACCTATTGTAACAACTAAGGCAGTTAATTACTTAAATACAGTTCATATGCCATATACAGAGAATATAGTCATTGCTATATCAGCTTATAGTGGTTTTAATCAAGAAGATAGTATGATCATTAATAAAACAGCTGTTGAGAGAGGATTATACAGAGCGACTGGATTTAAGAAGTATAAAGTAAGCTTAGAAAAGAATCCAGCAACAAGTCAAGATGAAATATTCATGAAACCAGATGCTACAAAAACAACTGGAATGAAGGATGGAAATTATGATAAATTGAATGAGAAAGGATTTGTTCCAGAAGAGACAACAATTGAGAATGGAGATGTTATTATTGGTAAAGTAAGTCCAATTCAACCAAATGCTAATAATAAAGTATTTAAAGATGAAAGTGAGATTTACAAATCTAATACAACTGGTGTAATTGATAAAGTATGGAATGGTATTTATGACAACGAAGGCTATGAAATGTATAACATGAGAGTAAGATCAGAAAGAGTTCCAGGTATAGGAGATAAGTATGCTTCTCGCTACGGCCAGAAGGCTACAACTGGAGCATTATTAGCGGCAGAAGATATGCCATATACAAAATCAGGAATGGTTCCAGATTTAATCATTAATCCTTGCTGCTTACCAACCCGTCAAACAGTTGGTCAATTGATAGAGATGTTTACTGGAAAAATTGGAGCAATTAAAGGAAAATACATTGATGGAACAGCTTTTAAACAAATGGATTTTGAAGAATTGAATGAAGTTCTTAAAGAGAATGGCTTTGATGATTACGGAGAAGAAGAAATGTATTGTGGTTATACAGGGTTAAAAATGAAGACTAAGATATTTGTAGGTGTATCTGCTTATGCTAGATTGAAGCATTTAGTAAAAGATAAGATTCATGGGAGAGCGAGAGGGCCGGCACAAATTTTAACACGTCAGCCACCTGAAGGACGTAGTAGAGACGGTGGTTTACGCTTTGGAGAAATGGAATGTTGGTCAATGACATCCCATGGAACATCGATATTTTTAAGAGAAAGAATGTTTAACACATCAGATGGTTATCAAGTTCATGTCTGTAATAGCTGTGGATTAATAGCTAGTAAGATTATAGATAAGGATATCTATATTTGTACGGCTTGTAAAAACAACACCGATACATCTTTAGTAGAGATCCCATATGCGACAAAACTATTATTTCAGGAACTAATGGCAATCAATATCTTGCCAAGAATTAAAGTTCGTGAAAATGAGTATATTGATGGAGTATAAAAATATTTAATTTATATATATTTTATATTATAATATATATATATCAATAATGGAAAAATATTTAGACGATGAAAAAAAAGCAATCGATAGTCTTTTAAGTAAAACTTTAAATGCTGAAAAAAAAAGTCTTTTATTAAAAGATCCAACATTCTTAAAATTAGCAAAAGGGCAATTAAAAGATATATCATTAGAGGTTATTAAAAATTTTAGATATTTTGAATACACTAATTTAAATGATTTTAATGATAGATCTTATTATGTATTTCAAAGAGTTTCCGATACAAGCCCAGATTTTAAATTAATAAATGTAACAAAACATCATCCTCATCATTTAGGCCCAGATGGAACCCATACTTTAATAGAACCAATAATTGGCACTGAATTACGTGAAATTACATTATTAAAATCAAAATTTGTTCCAACAAATGCTCAATATAATGATCTTATAGATTGGAATAAATTTGCTTCAAATAATTATTTAAAATGTAAGGATACTAAAGATTGGATAAATCAAAATCCTATTGCTTCAAATAAAGAATTTGAAGCATATAAAAAAAGTAATCCAAATGGTAGTTTTTGTTTAAATTTATTACATGCCAAACCTAATATTTGCGAAGATAAAGTTAATACAGTAACTGATACAAAAGATACTGAAATACAAAGAATAATGACTTTAAATAAAACAAAAGATACTGAAATACAAAGATTAATAACTGAAAATAATACAAAAGATATTGAAATACAAAGATTAACAACTGAAAATAATAGATTATTATTACTTATTAGTGAAAAAGATAATCAAATTGGACAAATGGGTAAAATGTCTCAATCTTCTTCTGATAAAGATGCTCAAATAACTAAATTAACAAATCAATTAACACTACTTCAAATGTCATTTGAAAATGATGAAGAAATGGTAAAACAATTAAAAGTTGAACTATCAGGTTGCAAAACTAGTGCTAAAATAGATTTATTATTAAGTAAGATTGATTCAGAAAGTGAGAAGAAAAAGGGATTATTTACTAAATTAGGAGCGGTATTTTCAAGCAAAAAAGGAGGATTTTTTTATGAAAAATATCTAAAATACAAGGCAAAATATCTTGCTTTGAAAAAGTAAGATATTTTACCGCAATCGTAGATCAAGGCAAAATATCTTGCTTTGAAAAAGTAAGATATTTTACCGCAATCGTAGATCAAGGCAAAATATCTTGCTTTGAAAAAGTAAGATATTTTACCGCAATCGTAGATCAAGGCAAAATATCTTGCTTTGAAAAAGTAAGATATTTTACCGCAATCGTAGATCAAGGCAAAATATCTTGCT